TAACGGCATGGAAGTCGTTGGGAAATATGTAGTAGATGATATGGTAAATTATACCATCTATAAACCAAGACTTGTTCAAGTAACAGAAAAGGGAGTTGGACTTGTAAATGGAATTTGCATGACCGGCCAAGAACCAAAGAGTAATGTTCAGTTTGCAAAGAACGGAGTCTTGTTTGTGATTGAAACAACTACTGAAATTGCAAATGGATGGGTTTCGCAAACAAGTGGCCTAGCGATTCCACAAAAAGGATTACAAGGACTTGTAAGTTAATGCAAATCGAAGAAGATTTTAAACTAGACTTTTCTAATGTGTTGATACGCCCAAAGCGTTCAACACTCAAATCTCGTAAAGAGGTAGATTTGTTTCGTAGTACAAAATTTAGAAATGCAAAAGATAGTAAGGGATTACCAAAGGAATATATTGGTATCCCTATCATGGCATCAAACATGGATGGTGTAGGTACATTTGAAGTTGCAGATGAACTTGCAAAACACAACATATTTACATGTCTGGTAAAGACTTATACATTTGCTGAACTTGTTGCATTCTTTCATTGTCTAGAAGATGACCTTGCATATGATCGTAGACAGAATGTTGCTATGTCTATTGGTACATCTGATGAAGATTTGAAGAAGTTTAGACATGTATATGAAATGACTGATGGAGCGATTAAGTATCTCTGTGTAGATGTTGCAAATGGCTATACTGAAATGTTTAGTAACTTTATTTACCAACTAAGATTGAATCATCCAGAACTTGTTATCATAGCAGGAAATGTAGTTACTGGTGATATGACACAGGAGTTAATTTTAAATGGAGCAGATATCGTTAAGTGTGGTATTGGGCCTGGCAGTGTGTGTACTACTCGTATTCAAACTGGTGTTGGGTATCCTCAGTTATCGTCTGTTATTGAGTGTGCTGATGCTGCTCATGGTTTGGGTGGTCATATCATCGCTGACGGTGGTTGCACAAACTCAGGAGATATTGCAAAGGCTCTTGGAGGCGGTGCAGATTTCGTCATGCTCGGTGGAATGCTCTCAGGACATGATGAAGGTGGGGGAGAATATATATTGGAAGATGATAATCCAATACCAGTAGGAGTTAAGTTCTACGGTATGAGCTCGGAGACTGCAAATGAAAAACATTTCGGTGGACTTAAAAACTACAGAGCCGCAGAAGGTAAAGAAGTCATTGTTCCCTACAGAGGAAGTATTGGAACTACTGTGCATTCTATATTGGGGGGCATCAGATCAACATGCACATATGTTGGAGCAAGACGAATAAAAGACTTGACAAAGTGTACAACATTTGTTAAAGTATATACTACTCATAACACAATTTTTGGAGAATCATAATGGTAATAGATAAAAACTTCCTCTTGGATTATACTAGGTTCGTTGACGAAGTGACCAGTGATGCATCTTCTGATGCACAATCATTTTCGGATGCACTTGATGTAATTGATGGGTTTGGTGTTTCACCAGAACGCATTCTTACTGCCGCAATTGGTATTAGTGCTGAGGGAGGCGAGTTTGCAGAGATTGTTAAGAAGTCAATTTTTCAAGCTAAACCTATGGATGATGATGCACAATATCATATGAAACGTGAACTTGGCGATATTTTATGGTATGTTACACAAGCTTGTATTGCTCTAGGCATTTCTCTTGAGGATGTTATAGATACTAATATACAAAAGTTAGAAGCGAGATACCCAGATGGGTTTGAAGCGTTTCGTTCTGAAAACAGAAAAGAAGGTGACATTTAATGACAGACTTTTTAAAAGAGATTGCCAAGACAGCGGGCAATGAATACGCTGCACTCGTATCTGAAGGTGTAGAGGCTGGTGATGTTGATAACTTTATCGACACTGGTTCTTATATTTTCAATGCATTGTTGAGTGGTTCGATTTATGGTGGACTACCAGCAAATAAAATAACTGCGGTTGCAGGCGAATCTGCAACAGGTAAAACTTTCTTTGTGATGGGTATGGTAAAGTCATTCCTTGATGCAAACCCAGAAGCTGGTGTGTTGTATTTTGAGTCTGAATCTGCAATCACAAAACAGATGGTAGTTGATAGAGGTATTGATCCAAACAGAATGGTTATTCTACCAGTAACAACTGTGCAAGAATTTAGAACACAAGCAATTAAAGTTCTTGATAAATACATGGAGACACCAGAAGATCAACGTGTTCCTATGATGTTATGTCTTGACTCACTTGGTATGTTATCTACCACTAAAGAAGTAGATGATACTGCCGATGGTAAAGAAACCAGAGATATGACCAGAGCGCAAGTTCTAAAGGCTGCATTTCGTGTGTTGACTTTGAAACTAGGTAAAGCGAAAGTTCCTATGGTTGTTACTAATCACACCTATGATGTTGTGGGTTCTATGTTCCCAACAAAAGAAATGGGTGGTGGTTCTGGATTGAAATATGCGGCTTCGTCTATTGTATATCTTTCCAAGAAGAAAGAAAAGGATGGTACAGAAGTTGTTGGTAACATCATTCACTGTAAGAATGCAAAGTCTCGTTTGACTATTGAAAACAAAATGGTTGATGTAAGACTTATGTATGAACGTGGACTTGATAGATACTATGGACTACTTGAACTTGCACTAAAGTATAATATCTTTAAATCAGTATCAACTCGTATTGAGTTGCCTGATGGAACAAAGACATTTGGTAAGACTATTAACAATCAACCAGAGAAGTTCTTCACTGAAGATGTAATGATTAAATTAGATCAGGCTGCATCAAAAGAATTCAAGTATGGACAAAGAGTAGAAGATGAGGTTGTAGAAGATGACGTTGAATCAGATTGATGTAGAAAGTTGTTTTGAGTATGTCAGTTCTGACCATGATGACAATAAATGGACTGGCATAAAACTATTACCAATAGCTGGTGATTATCAAAATATTATCTATAAGTATGGTAAAGTGGAGTTTGGTGAAGAAGAAAATGAAAATGGTGATTTGCCATTGACATTTCATTATGATGTGTTATACTCAAATAATCATACAGAAAAAGAATTGCAAGAAGATAATAACTTTAAGAATTTAATTGGTGATGTTCTTATGGTTATTTTAGAAAGACAATTAAAGGAAGATAATTTAGAATATGTCAATACAGACAATTGAAAGAACGACACTCAGTAATTTAGTTTGGAATGAGCCTTATGCTAGAAAGGTTCTTCCTTTTATCAAACCAGAATACTTTTCTGATCCAAGTGAGAGAGTAGTATTTGAAGAGATTTCCAAGTTCATTGAAAAGTATGGAAATCAACCTACGAAAGAAAGTCTTTCGATTGAACTTGATAATAGAAAAGATTTATCTAGTGAACAATTTAAGAAGGTTGTTGATATTGTTGAAGCACTATCTGATGCACAAGTTGATATGCAATGGTTAGTAGATACGACAGAAAAGTTTTGTAAGGACAAGGCAGTCTACAATGCCATCCTTAGTGGTATTCAAATTATAGAAGGAAAAGATAAAGAACATACTGCTGAAGCAATTCCAACAATTCTATCTGATGCACTATCAGTTGCATTTGATCAGAATGTAGGACACGACTATGTAGAAAATGGTGAAGAACGATTTGAGTTCTATCACAAAATAGAAGAGAAAATAGAGTTCGACCTTGAGTACTTTAATAAAATTACAAAAGGTGGACTTCCACAAAAAACTTTGAACATTGCCCTTGCTGGTACTGGTGTTGGTAAATCGTTGTTCATGTGTCACATGGCTGCGTCAACCCTCATGCAAGGAAAGAATGTTCTTTATATAACTTTGGAGATGGCAGAGGAACGTATTGCAGAACGTATTGATGCGAACTTAATGAATATAACTATGGATGACTTACATGAGTTACCTAAAAAGATGTTCACTGATCGCCTCTCCAAAATACAAACAAAGACCAACGGAAAGTTAATTATCAAAGAGTATCCTACTGCATCTGCCCATACTGGACATTTTAGAAGTTTACTAAAAGAACTGGCACTAAAGAAGTCATTTAAACCAGATATTATTTTTATCGACTATCTTAATATTTGTGCCTCGTCTAGATTTAAGGGGAATGCAAATGTCGGATCATACTTTTACATCAAGGCCATTGCCGAAGAGCTTAGAGGGCTTGCAGTGGAAAATAATGTACCAATTATGTCAGCGACACAAACTACTAGAGGGGGGTATGCAAACAGCGACATTGGGCTGGAAGATACATCAGAATCTTTTGGTTTGCCTGCTACGGCTGACCTCATGTTTGCACTCATATCAACAGAAGATTTGGAAGGTCTAAATCAGTTGATGGTGAAACAATTGAAGAACCGATACAACGACCCAGGCACTAACAAGAGGTTTGTGGTTGGTATCGACAGAGCTAGAATGAAACTATATGATTGCGAACAGGAAGCACAAGATGACATTATTGACAGTGGACAAGATGAAGGAGCAGCATTTGATAAAACAACTTTCGGCGTGGGTCTTGAGAAAGACAAGACTTATGAGAAATTTAAAGACCTCAAAGTATAAAATAACATACTTTGTAAATCAAAACGATCAAAAGTGGGAAGTTGTTGAATTTCCTACTAATGAAGTTGTGCGTACATATAGAAGAAAAGTTGATGCTGAAATGTTCTCAGAACATCTAATATCAAATAAACCATTCGGAGAGTTCCCTTTACCTAAATTTTTAAAAGGTAATATTGACATTCGTGAATAGTTTTGTTATTATAAATAGTATCAGAAAACTATTTGTGCTAATGGAAACTGTGTTAAATGTCTATAAAAAAGTATTATCGTCAGATAAATCCCCTTGTTGAATCTAATGTTTCTCTAACAGAGAAAATACAAGATTTATATGAGGAAACCCTTCCTACAGATTTCTTTGATGGGTTTACCCATGAAATAAACACGAAAGCCAGTTCTTCCGTAAGAACTGTCTATACGGTACGTTCTAAGGATAGAGAGACAGATAGAGATGAAATACTTAGAAGAATGCGTCAATCTGGTATTGATGCAAACTTGGGTTCATCTAATTCTAGTGTAGATCCAATTGACGGTATAATCGACAATAAAAAGTTTAGAATTAATGTCAAACCAATGGCTGGTGGAATGCAAGAAACCACACTTAATTCTAGTATCACAGAACTGTTTCCTTGCATAGCTTTTGAAAAGGGTTACACACCCACCAATCCAGAAAATTTTCACAAGTACCTGTTAGACCTTGATGTTAGTAAACTAAAGTGTGTTAATTCAAAGGATACGGTTGCTGGACAAGAAACAATAAACAAAGCAGATACATCTTCTAAGTTTGAAGAGAAGATGAATAATGCTATTGGTATTACTAGATACATAACTGATTCAAACAAAGATAAACCAATCAAATTAGTTTATTGGGGATATCGTGCAAAACCGTCTGGAGTTCCAAGTAAACATCCTGGCGATATGTTTATTCAATATACAGATGGAAAGTTTCTTGGTGTCAGTCTAAAAGCTGGTGGTAAGAAAACTTCAGAACCACAACTTAACACATATGTAAGACCTGTTTTCTCTGCGTTTGGTGAAGCCAGAATGATGGCAACATTACGGGCAACTGCATATGCACAAGTATATTCTAAAATCAAAGGTATGCCTGCACTTGATGGATTTGACGGTGGTGCAAATGGTAGAAGCCCAGATAGAAGAAAAACCGAAACTATTCTAAAAGATTACGATAAGAAAAACAACAAGGCATATGAATCAGATTATGATGCAATGTTAGAAATCATGCGAAAAGGTGTTGTTGATTTATTTAATAAAAGTAAAGATAAAACTTTAAAGTATATACAAACAGAAGTATTAAGAGATGCACCAGAAGTTCCAACTGTTGTTATAAAGGCAATTGGTACAGATTATGAAGAAGTTACAGACAGAGATGAAGTAGGAGTATTCCTACCACAAGTAAAGTTTGTAAAATCATATTCATCAAAAACGTCTAAACAAGATTGGTTCATTGAACTTAAATCTGGTACAGAAACTTTGACTATGAAAATGTCAATTCGTTCAAACAAATCTGGACACGCAGGCAAAAAGAAACTAGGACAATTTCCGACAGGACTTGCAATCAAATATAACGGACTTACAAAATGATAAAGTTTAGTTCATTTATTACAGAAGATAAAGGTGGTAAGAATTTACACCTAGAACACATTGAGGATGAAATCCTTAACTTTGGTGTTTCTGGTGGACGAGCTGCAATCAACTTTGTTCGTTCTTTGCGTGACATGTTGGCTGGTTCAAGTCGTAGTTCTGTAAACATGACTGTCAAGTGGGATGGTGCGCCTGCAATATTTGCTGGTGTTGACCCAAAAGATGGTAGGTTCTTTGTTGCAAAGAAATCTGTTTTTAACATCGAACCAAAACTCTATAAGTCAAATGCAGAGATAGACGCAGATAAATTATCTGGTGCATTGAATAGTAAATTTAAAGTTGCACTTGCAGAGTTTTCTAAGTTAGGTATTACAGATGTACTTCAAGGAGACTTGATGTTTACTGATGGTGATGTAGATACCACAGATATAGAAGGAAAGAAGTATTACACATTCCAACCGAATACTATTGTATATGCTGTAGATGTAAATTCGGACTTAGGTAGAAAGATTAAAAACGCCAAGATTGGTGTTGTATGGCACACAACATACAAAGGTGACGAACTACAAGATATGAAAGCATCATTTGGTGCAAATATAAAAGGCCTTAACAATCCATCTACAGTTTGGATGGATGATGCAACATACAAAGACACATCTGGTTCTGCAACAATGACTGCAAAAGAAACAGAAGTGGTTACGAAACATTTATCTATGGCTGGTTCTACATTTCAAAAAATTAACTCTGGATTATTAGATCAGTTTTTAACTATTCAAAATAGTTTTACTGGTGATTTTTCTGGTGCATCTCTCAAGACATATAATAATAGTCTTGTAAGAAAAGGACAGAAGGTTACTAATCCAAAGAAACATGCACAAGGTTACATTCCTTGGGTAGAAAGTGTATTTGATAAAAAGGTTGACAAACTAAAAACTCCTGTTAAGAAAAAGGAAGTAGAGAATAAGAAAAAAGAAATAGTTCGTGAACTAAAGAAACATACAGTAAATTTGAGTAATATGATTACATTCCAAAATCACATCGTAGAAGCGAAAATGGGTGTGGTAAAGAAACTAAATACAGTAAAGAGCATTGGAACTTTTATTAAAACTGCAAATGGGTTCAAAGTTGTAAACCCAGAAGGATATGTTGCAATTGATAGAATTTCTGGTAATGCAGTTAAATTAGTTGATAGAATGGAATTCAGTTT